GATCTATACCATCCTTCAATTCTTTAAGTTTCTTCAGCGAATAAACTTTAGGACTATTCCTATGTACACCAGCCCTTTTCCAAGTCAATGCTCCCGTAGCGCACTGATGAGCCAACCACCTTCTACCAAATCCAAGTCGTATAGCTTGCGTTTCCGTAATCTCATCAATGACCGGATCCTTGGAGATCGCATATTCGCTGACAGCTTCTTTCGCGGCCGCTTTTATTATTTTCTGTAATTGCCAAACGTCAAGTTCCATATAATAAAGGCATATTACGCCCTCTAATTCTTACACGAACACGGGCGATAAGTTCTACATTGGCATTAGAACGGGTTCGGATTTGTTGCCGTTTCATGTCTAAATGACTATCAACACAAAGAATAATCAAAAGTACACAAGCAACAAATGATCTCATGGCCGGCGAAAAGTCCAGCGTCAACCGGATACCTGATATCCTCTCGGCTAACTTTAATGCCAACTCCCTCCCATTCCGAACACCCAAAATTAAAAATGCTGTCTGAAGCTGGTTATTTATCGTACTTACTGCACGATGCTTCAATACGGCAATCTCCTTTTTTTCATACCCGGCTGCGTACATTTGTGCTGTAATGTCACATTCGGGCGTTAACTCGGTAAATACTTTCATAATCGTGTGTATTTAAAGTTTGAATCAGGAATCTCTAAATACTGTAACTATCCCTTTCGGAACATTAGTTTCCGATCTCCACTTATGTCCATTTTTGTACCCTTGTGCATTAAGCAATGAAACATTGTTGCGCACTGTGCAGACTTTATCGATAGGAAATTCTACTTTCTTCCCTTTCTTTAAGTCTCTCATACGAGGCATAATTTCCACTTTTTTCTCCATAAACTGATTATATTTAATTGAATGTGGACGGAACCGGTAACGATCCGGCATACACACTTCCGGCTGTGTGCAGAGCATTCCATACGCCCGCCCGTTTGCCGGGGTTTTCACCCGGCTGCTTTTGCTAACCTAAACACAAAACGAATTAAACAACTTCAAGAAAAGCCTTAATAGCCAACATTTTCTTTTCAGCTAACACTTTGGCTGCTTCTTCTCGATTTTTCCAATCTTTATAAAGTTCGAGGTCCTTTTTTGTACTTTCGAGGTCTTTATTAAGAGACGACACCAATTCAATCAGTTCCTCTCTTGTCATTTCTTCAATACCTTTTGTTTCCATATACATTATTATTAATAGTTACCAACTTTTTTCTTTATAAATGGCGATCGTTAGAATAACCGACATCACGAATGTTAATACGTGAAACGGATTAAAGAACATGCCAACAAAACAGGTAGCCGACATCAGTACTGCGCAGATGAATAAAATTAGCTGCACTCTTGAATAAAAAATTACCTTCATGACTGTTTGATTTGATTTGTGCCCTCCGGCTGATTCGATCAGTAGCTTCGCGCCTCTTCAGAGGGTTTTCTTAACTTTGTGGTGCAAACTTTAAAAATTAAGAAGTATGAAATCAGAAAAGTACCTGAGCATGGCTAAAGACATTCGTTCTAAAGTCGAAGATTTACTTGACGAGTATAACACCTTTGAACCATCAATAAGCAAGATGTTTCTTGATGGACAACCGTTATATGAACAAGCTATAAAATTTACCCACTTGGTTTATTCATTTGATCCAAATCTGCCTTTAAATAGAGAGTTGGTAGATCTGCCAAATAAATGCAAAGGGTGTATAATTAAAACGTTTCCGCAAGAAAACGATGTCTTTAAAAATTTCTTGTTCCTTTTGAAATGCTTCACTGATTATCTGGAGACTTTTCATGACTAACTTTCTCTCCGCGTAAAAGGTCCAAGTAAGAAGTAACCGCTTTCTCGGCATCTTCTTTTATGTACTCCAAATTTTTCAGACAATTGATTGGCAAATCTTCAACATGTATGGATATTGTCAATTGATTGTCTTTTTCTTGATGTTTTAGTTCAATGTTGTAATTCATGTGCTATGATATTTTAATTATCTTTTCTTCTTGCTTATTATTTCAAACCTCACAACGCCAAGTTCTGTATATGCGCCGTATTCAATCCAATATGTCCCACGAGCCGCGTTTATTTTAGGATCATATTTACTATCAAATAATAGCGTCTTTGTGCTACCATCAATATAATGCGCACTTACTTTATATTCATAAATAGGCATTTTGGAGTACCTATAAAGGCCTATAGCAAAAACTATAAGACCTGATATAGCGACAGCTATTAAAAAGTTTCTTATAATAAGATAAGGTTTGTAACCATCGGCATATTG